TAATGCAGTTGACCCACTAGTATTTTTAAAATTAAGATCTACGCCCTGGCGTTCAAGATTATCTTTTAATACGCTGCCGCCAATACGGCCATTTTGTGGTTCTGACATCTAATTGCTTCCTCTGACACTGTATTTATTTGTCAAAGTTGTGAATTACAGTGACCGGTTTGCCTGTTGGAACAGGACTTGTAAATTTAATCCACCAACCTGTATCTGTCGGAATATAAGGATGATTAGGGCCTTCTTGGGCGCCGCCTGATGTGATCTCAGCAGTTTGATGTATTGTATAGTTTGTTGTTGGTATTTGTAAAACGTTTTCAATTAATACTAAAATGTTATTAGCACTTCCTGGAGCAAGATAGTCTGCATCACCGCTATTTAACTCTCCAAAGACAGTTTCGTCGGCTGCTACATTACCAACGCCTAGATTTTGCCAAACAATTCCAGGATCTTGATTAGGCTCTTTAAAGCGTACTTCCCTCCAAGCACCGTTTTGATATGCTTCAAGTTGTTCGTCATCTGTATTATACCGCATGTGTCCATTAACGGGACTGGACAGTCTTTGACCTGTTGTTCCTTTAGGCACAAGCATAACATTTGTACTGTCAATAATTACTTGATCGTTAATATCATACTTAACTCCCTTGCCGTAAATACTTCTTAGGTTAGTAGTTTGCGCCTTAATTAATCTCATATTATACTTCCAAATAGCTCACAGTTGCAGCAAGATTAGTTAAGCTTGCACCGATGTTAGGCTCGGCGACAAATGATATCTTGTCGCCTTGTGATAATACAATTTTCTCACTATCAAATGTAAAAGTTTCTCCAGCAGGTAGTTCTAAATTATTAATTACTCGAGTAACAGCATTGTTTAAGCTAGAACTTTGTGGAATTAAATGGAGGTCAAATGATGCCGGAGCTAATCCGTTATTGCAAACTAAAATATTTGTAATTGCATATGATTTGCTTGCAGGAACAGTTATCATATCTAGTTGCGTAGTTGTTAATTGTTGATTTACTATTGCCATGTCTTATCCTTAAAATAACATTCCGTATAGGAGTGCTCTGTTGTTACTTACTAATTCGTCTCTGTTACCTTCGTCGTTAACAAAGTATATTCCTGATTTTCCCGTATACTGATTTGCTATATAAATCTTAGTACCATCATTTGGTGCTGCTGGTGCAAAACTAGCATCGTCATCACTCGGTACACGATTTAAATGTAAAGTATCGTCAATTCTAATACTTCCTGTACCAGAAGACTTTAACACTAGATCTTGATTACTTGACACTGTGTCAATAACAGATCCTGTAAATCTTAAGTCGTCAAATTCCCAACGGTCTGCATAAAGCTGACTTACAATCTGTCCGTCAAGTTTAAAAGTAATTACACTGTCTACGCCGCTACTTTGAAAGTCATCAATTTCAATACTTGAATCACCGTCACCAATTTGACGTAGGAAAACGTTTGCAAAGTTATATGCAACATAATCAACTACAGCTTGTGCATTTGGTATTATATCCGCTTTGGCTACATCATAACCAGTTAGCGTGCCTGCTACATAAGTAAATACTTTTTGTTCGTAATCTACAGTTGGGTTTACACTAATTGTACTGCTACCGGCATTTAACGTTAAATTTTGGCTTCTTGAATCTATTTCATTAGTTGCAAATGGTATTAATGCACTAGCACCGTTAATTGCGATAAATCCTTGAACATCTTCATCATATTTAAAAAATGCATCAGGAAGGCTTCCGCGCTCAATTTTAATTCCAGCTTCGCCAAGTGTGATGCCAGCGCCGTTTTCTCCGCTGTTTAATGTAATAATGTTATCTTCAATATTTAATTCAGCAGTGTTGACAGTTGTTGTTTCGCCTAGAACTAGCAAGTTTCCTGAAATTTCAACAGTACCTGTATCAAATCCAGTATTCAAATAGATAGTGCCACCTGTTCTCACAGATACTTTATAATCTCCATTTGGTACGTTTAAATATTTTGACATTCTTATATCCTATGTAGAAAGTTAGGGGAACAGAATTCCCCTAATCTAATCTTAGTCAGCGTCGACTTCGAAGTCGTCTGCGCCAGCTTGTGCTGCATCTGTACCAGCTTCTTCCATTTCAACTGCATCTGCGACTGCACCATAAGCAGCAAATCCCCAAGCAATGCTTACACCGGTGTCAAGTGTTACTTTACGTCCTGCAATTTTAGTAACTTGACGTGCTACACCAGCGTCGTCTTTGACCGTGATAGTCATCTCGCCAGCAGCAATTGCTCCAGTAAGTTTGTCTACTAAGAAACAATCTTTTACTTCTGTGCCGTCTGTGCAACGGAATTTCTTTGATCCAAGTTGCTTAATAATCCAGCCGTTTACTGATGCAGCTCCGTTGTAAAACTGTACTTTAATTTCGTCGCCGCCTGCCGTTGGTGTTCCGAAATATTTTTTGTGTAGTGGTCTTCCCATTTTGTTTCTTCCTTTAAAACGTTCTAGGTCTACGCAGTGGGTCATTTCTGCATAAGTCCGCTGATTGCGGCACGATTATCGACATAAGTATTTATCAATTAAAAAGAGTTGCGTTAAATACGTAGCCGTAAAAAAGGGCTCCGAAGAGCCCTTTTACATTACTATAACCTAATAGTTATTAGCTGAAAGTAACGTTAGCTGATGTAATAGCAACTTTACCTAAGTAATCAGCTGCATTGCCTAAAGACGATGCTGTGTTGTTTAGCTCAACATATCCGTAACGTGTCATAAACGATACGACTGGTTCGAATGTTGCTGGGTCTAGTACAACACCTGAGCTCATTAGCGGGATGTATGGGCAGTAGAATGCCGCTGCATCTGATTCGCTTGAACCTTTGTAACCGATTAGTACGGCTGCGTCGTCTGCTGCATACGTGTTTACATAAACTTTCATAGCATTGTTCAAAGTACCAACCATCTTAGTGTTAGTAGGAGCTTCGAAAGTGCCTTCAGTTGTACGTGCAAACGCTGAAGTAGTTGCAGATTGTAGGATTGTTAACGCGAATGGCGAAACAACAGCCCAGTTACCTGCGCCACGACGTGTACGCTGTGCAATTAAGTTACTCACACGGTTGATTTGAACAGCTAAAGCAGCGTGCTCGTCACCAACGAATGTAGCAGTACCTGAAACAGCAGCTTGGTTGTATGTCTGAGCAGCAGTACCAGCAAGAGTTAATAGTGAACCTAGTACTTCTTGATCGATCTCAGCAGTAATCTCTTGTGCAAGAGCTGCCATGATTTCTGCTTCAACATCAATACCGTGCATTGACTGTGCGTCTTGAGCAGCTTCAAAAGTCCAACGTGCGCTTAATTTGCGTGTTTTGGCTTCTACAGTTTGCTTCAAGATTTGAATTGACATTTTGTTTCCAGCTGCGCCTTCTAGTACAGCAGTTGAAGCTGCTCTACCAGTATTTGCACCTGAATACTGTTCAGCAATTTTGAATGGGCTTAGAGCCTCTTCGCCTGCTGCTGTTCCAACAACGCCACCGTTAGCTGCAACAGTGTCGCTGTAACGTACACGTAATGTGTGGATTTGACCAACTGGGCCAGTCATTGGTTGTACACCAACTAGCTCGTTAGCAATAACAGTTGGCATAACACGACGGATAACTGGTAGGATAACACGGTTAAGTGTTGCTACGTTACCTGCTGAAGTTGCGCCTGCTGTTGCACTCTCTGACAAATATCTGCGAGTGTTTTCTAGTGTAGTAGCCATAACAGACTTCTTGTTGCCTTGCAGGCCTTCAAGAAGAGCGTTTTTGGTGTCTAACCAGCGTGATTCTAGTAGTTCTGACATCTTAATCTCCTTAATTTAATCCAGCAAGACGGCGTAAGTCTAATACGTTAGATTCGTCTGCTTTAGTTGTCAATGTTTTTGTTTCGGGACGGTTGCCTGTTACTTCTGTGCCTTCTGTAAGCTGTGCCTTACGCTTTGCTGGAGTATTTCCGTCGATAATCGATGGTAAGTACTTGTCAAAAGACTTTTGAAGTCTATCAGTTTGTACTGATTCCAGTAAGTCTGTCATAATCTCACGTTGGTCTTTGCCCAAGGGCGCAACCAAACTATGCATTATTTTTTCTCTCTTTGCTGATTCAACTAACTGAGATTTCTCTTTGTTTGCTGTTTCTGCAAGTATTTTTGCTTTTGTAGCAAATGCTTTCGCTTCTACTAATTGCTTGTCTTTTGCAGCAAGTACACCCATTAGTTTACTAACTTCTGAATTTTCATTCAAGTGTGAAGTTGTATACTCGTTTGCGTATGCTTCAAATATTTTACGACCAAAATCGTTTCTTCGTGCTGTATCAATATCTTCTTTTAGTGCAGAAATTTCACCTTTAAGTGATTTACTGACCATTTCAGATACTGCTGTGGCGCTTCTTTCGATAAAGTTAGCTTTAACTTTAGCGAAGTGGGTTTTAGCTTCACGTACTAAACGTACTTTTGTTTCAGCTAAGTCTTTTTTATCTTCGTTAAATTCTGCAATTTCACCTGCTAGAGACTCAACAACAAACTCTTCTAGCTTGGCATAATTACTAGCCATTGCTTTCTTGTCTGCTCTCAATTCTTTAATTTCAGCTGCTAAGTTTTCAGCAACGAAACCCTTTAGTAGATTTGCATTTTCACGCATTGCAACAGCATAACGTGCTTTTGCTTCTGCTAGCTGTTTACGGTCTTCCGCAAACTCTGCAATCTCTTCAGCAAGACGCTCAGAAAGTAGTGAGTCAATAGCTTCAACCATCGTTGATTTATCGTGCTCATACTTTTGTGCAAACTCTTCACGTAACTCAGCAGTTGCCTGCATCTTGTTTTCTTGAATCTTTTGCGCCCAAGCTTCTTCAATTTGTTCTCTAATCTCAGATGAAACAACATCGTTTTCGAATAATGTTTTTAGTGCATCTATCATTATGTTCTCCTGTTTCATTGGAGTTTGCTAATAATGTTTATTAGCGATTCCTTAAGATACTTCTGTGCCTTTGCATTGCCTTGTAGCTCAGTTGCCACTTGAATTGCCTTTAATCCTCCACGTGCATTCATAAGTTGTTCATAAATTGGTGTAGGATATGCACCAGGGGCGCTAGGCTGAGCCACAACGTCCACAGTGATAATTTCAAAGTCGGAAACGTTGCCGCTTCCATCTTCTGATACATTACCGCTACCACGCGATGAGACTCCTAGTTTAACGCCTGCTTCAAGCATGGTTTTAACTAGGTTTCCCATAGGTGTTGGTAGTATCTTTAGTTTTCCGTAACCGTTATCGCCATCCATCCAACATTCAGTTATCATATGGCTCACACGGTCAATATTAATATTAAGTCCTTCTGGATGATCAACTTCGCCGAGGACACTATATCCGTTCTTAACTTGATCATTGAGAGTTTTGACAGCCCTGCCTATTTCATTTACAGGATACACTCGCTGATTAGCGTTGCGAATGCCGCCTTGGATAATAATCCCTTTCATATAGAGATCTTTTCCTTCGTTGGTATTCTCAAGCACTATATTAGCTTGGGTGAACGTCAAATGCTCTCGTAAGTTTTTCATCTAAAGGTCCTTACTTACTTGCCAACAGTACTTTTAGTGTTAGCAGCAGTTTCTGGCTTGCCCTTTTTCTCAGCGCCATGACCAGGTTGGCTTGACATCTTTGTCGCGCCTTTTGCACCAACAACGTTTACGTTCTTAGTATTCATTACTTGTGGTTTGTTACTTGCCAAGCCACCAGCTGTTCCTTTAGTATCTGCTGTTCCGCCTTTTGCGATGTTAGCAGTTGTTCCGCCCATATTGTTTGGCTTAGCCAAAGTTGACGTTGTGTTTACGCCGTTGTCGCCCATTGTAGCACTTACTTTTTCAACATACTCGCGCATTTGCTCGCCTGCTGATTTAGCTACTTTTGATTCCATTGGAGTAACAGTTGCTTGGAATGATTCGTCTTCATCTGTAGATTCGTCAGTATCCATGCCCAAATCGCTCATCATGTCGTCAGTTTGGTCGCCGCCCATGTCGCCATCTTCGTCGTCTTTTTCTTCGCCTTCTTCACCGGCCATCATTTTTTCAAATTCTGCTTTAAGATCATCAAGTGCGTCTTCTAGGTCTTCAACACGATCTTCAACATCGCCTTCGTCTTCACCTTCTTCGTCGTCCATATCAACTTCTTCTTCTTCGTCGTCGGCCATATCAACTTCTTCTTCGTCGGCTTCAACTTCAAATGTGTCTAAGCTAAAGTTTTCGTCTAGGTCTTCGTCTGACTCATCAACTTCTTCATCATCTTCATCATCTTCATCTTCGTGGCTTGCTTCATCAACTTCTTCATCATCTTCTAAAAGTGACTCATAGATATCGCGTGATTTCTCAACTACGATTTCGTGGAATAATTCTTGTGCT